GCGATTCGACGAGATCTTCTACGGCGGGGACTTTGGCTACAGCATCGACCCGGCCGTCTGCGTCCGCATATATCGCAAGGCTGATGAGTTTTGGGTCGAGGAGCTGATCTACCAGACAGGGCTCATCAATAGGCGCTTGGGCGAGTTGATGAAAGACAGCGGCGTCGGCGCGGACGACCCGGTCTATTTCGATTCGTCTGAGCCCAAGAGCATCGACGAGCTGTGCGGTCAAGACCTGAACGTTCATCCGGCGCAGAAGGGGCCGGACAGCGTTCGGGCGGGCATCGACTTCCTCAAGTCGAAGAAGATCCACATCGTGAACGGGTCAACGAATATCGTCAGCGAGGCGGGCGGCTATGCCTGGCGGAAAGATAAGTACGGCAACACGCTTCCCGAGCCCGCCAAGTTCAATGATCACGCAATGGACGCGATCCGCTACGGGATATTCACTCACTGCAAGCGCGACGCGGGCGGCCTTTTCATCTCTGACAAATCTGTCTTCTAACGGACGGTAAACATGGCACCACTATTCGGGCGAAGGGTGAAGATTCAGGAGCTTGAGGGAAAGGTTCGCCATCTCAAGGCGCAAATGCTGATTGTCGACAACATCCTCGCCGTCCAGGAGCAGGATGCCACATACACGGGAAACCGTTACAAGGAGTATCAGAACGCCGTCGAGGAAGTCAGTAAGAAATACCAGGGGAAAGCTGACTGGGGCGGGCTGCAGGTCGGAAGCATCGTCGACCTCCGCGCCTCCTACACCGTGGGCCAGGGCATCAAGGTTGAGAAGGTCGAGGCTGAGGGCGAGGGCAACGGCGATGCGGAGCTCGAGTTTGCCAAGCGGTTCATCGACAAGAACGAGCTTGACCATGAGCTCGTACAGGACTTGGCGCGTGAGGCTGAGATCGAGGGCAAGACGCTCATCAAGCTGTTCCCCATCCCCGCTGAGGTTGGCGAGCCCGCCGGTGCAGAGACGGATATCGGCATTCGCTGGATATCGTGGACGACGAATAAGTATACGGTCGAGACGGATAAGGATGATTACCTCCAGGTCGAGAAGGTTTGGTATCAGCCGACAGGGAAGGAAAGGGTTGAGCTCTTGCCCGATGCCTGCGTTTATAAGCGATTCGCAGGGCGGCTCGACATCCCGAACGAGACGATGCCGCGCGTCGCCAAGTGCCTGACGCAGATCGAGAACCTGGACAAGGCGCTTAGGGATTGGCGGGAGATCAATCGCCTGTACGCCGCGCCGACGCCGTACTTCAAGTGCGAGACGCCCGAACAAGCCAAGAAGATCAACGAGCAGATCCACGACCTCAACTGGAAGATCGGCAAGGCATTCGCGGCGACGACAGAATTCGATTACAAACAGCCATCCTCTGACGGGCAGGCGGCTATTGAGTCCGAGATCATCACCCTGATGAAACTCATTAGCGGCACAACGGGCGTTCCCATCCACTTCCTCGGCGCGCCCGAGCTTACCACAAAATACGGGGCGGCCAACGAAGGGCTCCTGGAACTGATCGCCATGTCGACCTCCAAGGAACGCGAGATATGGCGGGCGGCCTATACAGAACTCATCAGTAAGGCGATGAAGATGCGGAACGACATCGAGAAAAAGACGCCGCTCGACCCCGACAAGATCATCGTCACCATCCCCATGATCACGCAGGAAAGTTGGGAGCGCCTGACGACGACTTGGCTCGCGCTGTATCGGGAGAGCGCCATCTCCATCAAGACGCTCCTCAATCAGGTGCCTGGCCTCAACGTCGAGGAGGAGCTGGCGGCTAAGGAAAAAGCCGACGCTGAGGCGTTCGAGAAGGCCAAGGAGATCGCGGGAGCACAGGGCAACCAGGACACCGCTGATGAGGGCGGCACGGATACGCAGGGCAAGGGCAATCCATTCGGCAAGGGGGGCAAGTGATCACGACAAACGCACATATCAATCCGGCCAAGGTTGAGCCCAAGAAGCTCGGCATCGTTACGACTGAGGGCATCGCTACGCAGGCGCCCGAGCCCATCACGCGGGGGAGCGACCTGTCGAAAATGATTACCTCACATGACGTGGACGGCATGATGGGCGCTCTTGGCTACAAGCGGGTCGAGGAGCGCGACGTCGAGGACCACAGCAAGTCGAACACGCTGTTGAACGAGGGCTTGCCCGAGCCTGAGCCAAAGAAGAAAGCCAAGGCGAAGAAAAGCGCATAGGAGAGCGGCATGCTACACATCAAGATCGCGGGCGAATTGCAAGAGATGGCATCCGATGAGGTATTGGACCACGTATCCGCGTCCGCGTACAAGCGCATCCGCAAGGACGACGCCGCTCCTGAGTTCCGCGCATATTGCATAGGCCACGAGGGCGAGTCGGAGGGCAAGGTCGTCGGCATCGGCAAGGTGATCAAGAAATGGGCGCGTTCAGCGATCCAGAACATCACGGAACGCCTCGCCGTCGGCACCAAGGTCTTCCACCTTCACGAGATGACGAACGACCACGAGGGCCGAAAACCCATCGGCGAGGTCGTCGGCAAGGCGATCTCCGACGTGGCAGGCAAGCTGTCTTCAATAGCAATTATGTACATCTTTCCCGAATACCGCAACATCCCGCTCGACGTTGCGAGCATCGAGGCTGACATCACGCTCCCTGAGAACGTGAACCCCAACGCACGCGCCGTTGACGTGGATGTCGAGGACATAACTGGGATTGCACTAGGCAATTCCGAGACCTGTAAACCCGGGTTTGCGGGCGCGACGCTCCTGGCATCACTCCAGGAGTTCGCCGAGTCCGCTGACCGCGACAAACGCTCCAAAGGAGGCGACAAAATGACGAATGACGAGCTGAGACAAGCCGTCAAAGCGGCCAAGCTTCGCATCTCGGACCTTTTCGAGGGCGATGAAATCTTCGGCGATCCCCTCGTCCAGGAGATCGTGCGAGACGGCAAGAAGGGCGAGTACGAGCATCGACGGCGAACCGACGAGAAGTTCACCGAGGAACGGGCGGCTTGGGAGAAACGCGAGGCAGAGTATAAAGCCAAGATCGAGACGGCCAATCGCGGCATGCTCAAGATCAAGGCCGCCGAATCCCTCAAGCCCGCAATCGAGCGCAGGAAGCTCGACGAGAAGCAGGCGGCTTTCGTGCTGGCGAACCAGGCCAAGTTCGACCCCAAGAACGAGGATTCGCTCGCGGGCGACGTGGACAAGTTCCTGGACAGCCAGCTCGACGAGTTCAAGCGCTTCTCTGAGATCGTCGGCGTCAAGGTTGGCGAGGGCGGGAAGCCCGGAGTCGGTGCCGGAAAGGCCGGCGATACGTCGCTCGATGATCTGCTCACCCCCGATGCCCTGAAGGACGAAATCAAAAAATAACAGGAGAAAACATCATGGCCGAAACTGGCATGAAACTGAGGACTGCCGCGCCCAACGGCGATTGGCGGTCGTTCATCGTGACGGTGGATACGCCCGCCGTAGTTGCGGGGCAGTGGGATCTCATCCACGACACCGTCGGGTTCTACATGCAGGATGCCGATCCCGGCGAGGACGTTGCGTTCTGCTACCACGCCGAGAAGGTTGTGGCTCCCAAGAGTTCCACGACCGGGGCCGGCGAGTTCGACGCCGGGGACAAGGTCTATTTCGACCACGCCGACGAGGAAATGAACAACGACTCCGGCTCGAACTACATGTGCGGCATCGCCCTGGAAGCCGCCGCGGTGGGTGACACCGAGGTTTTGATGGATCTTGACGGCGCCCATGTGACGGTGAGCTGAGGAGGATGACATGAAAGGCTTACTCATCAAAGACTGGACCAAGTTCGACTTCTCGAACACCGATCACCGCGCCCACCTCAGCAAGACCCTCGGCAAGTTCCTGACGGAACCCGATCGCAACCCCGAGGTCAAGCGGGCTCTCGCCAAGATCCAAGAGTTCGGATCGCCTCAGGACTTCCCTGACTCCGTCCTCCAGGTGCTCGACAAGTACCACCTCACCACGGAATACGACAACGGGTACGAGAGCATCTTCAACGTGCGCGATTTCAGCGGCACCAACCGCAACGGGTTCGACATTCTCGATGTCGAGAGCGGACTCACCTTCGACAAGATCCCGATCGGCGGGAAACTGCTCGTCTACAAGATGCAGGGCTCGAAGGCGCACGTTTACTTCGACTTCTACGGCGGGGCGCTCGGCTGGCACCGTCAACTGTTCGATGACCAGGAATACTGGACCATCGAGGACAACGCCATCGAGTTCCGCAACAAGGCGTATGCCAAGCGGGCCGAGGTGTTCTATGCCCTGATCGAGGCGGTCGGGGCTACGGGTGCTGTCGCTTGGCAGAACCCCATTCCCGCGGCGCTCCCCAACACCACGAGCACCTATAACGAGAACCGCGACATCCAGACGTTGAATGCCGCGGCCCAGCAGATCGTCCTTGCCATCGCCGGGAAGGGCTATGGCATCACCCCACAGAACGCCAACTTCATCGTCCTGACCCCCCTCCAACTCCAGGGCCGCGTTCGGCGCTGCCTCCAGCTCCAACAGCAGGCCGTGGTCGGCGCTCCCGGCTACGCCAACTTCAACTTCCAGCCGCTCATCACCACCATGCTCGCCGACACCGCGCACGCTTGGGTCATTCTCCCCAAGCACAAACTCGTCGCGGGCTACCGGATGGACCTGACCACGTTCGCCTCGTTCGACATGCTGTCGTATACGGATGCGGCCGCGGGTTGGATGCGCTACGGCGGCGCTATCGGCGACACCGATCAGATCGCTCGGATCGCCTTCGCGTAAGCGAAGCACTCACAGGCCAAGGGAGGCTTGTTCCCTAGACAAAGCAAGATGCGGGGAGGGG